GGGTCGGGGGCGTCGTCGTCGACGAGCTGCTCGACGGTGTTGGTCGCCTGTACGCGGGGTTCGCGGGCGTGCCATCCGTGCGGCAGCCGGCTCGGGCCGGTCACTGTTGCGCCCCCTCGGCGGCCGGGTTGCCCCACCGGACACCGGAGGCGGTGACGTGGCTGTCGTGCTTGCCGTGGCGAATGCAGCGGTCAACCGCCTCATCGGTGGACGGCATGAGCCCGGCCGTGCACTGCGGTGCGGGGTGCTCCCCGCCTTCGGCGCGGCGGTCAAGGTCGGAAACCCAGGCGGCGCAGACGGCAGCGACCTGCACCAGCTCGGCACGCAGCTTGGCCGGGTCCGTTTCGGCCATGGCCTCGGTGAACTCCTCGTACAGCACGGCAGCCCACGACAAGGCGTTCTCGTCGGCGGCGTGCTGGCAGGCGGCGCGCGCGTGGTCGGCCCAGTCCTGGTTGCGGGCGTGTGTGCCGTCGCGGTGTCGCTGGTCGCCGAACTTGGCCAGCTGCCGTTGACGTTCGGCGTCGACGGCTTCGGCGAAGGCTTTCAGGCCGGGGGTGGTGAAGAGGGTGGGGTACATGGCGGTCTCCTGGTGGTCAGGCGGCGGTGGTGTGGTGTGCTTGGGCCGGGGACGGCCGCGGGTCCAGCGCGGCCGTCCCGTCGACGCTCACGGGGCGGCGTCGAACAGCGTCGGCTGCTCGGGGTCCGCGGTGGATGGCGCGGCAAGCAGACGGAGCGTCTTCGTTTCGACAGTGGTGACGTGGCCCGGACGCTGGTTGAGGAAGCCGCGCGGGTCGGTGCACTGGACGTCCGTCAGGCCGAGCAAACCGCCGACGCCGTTGTCGTGGTGAAGCAAGACAACGCCGAGCCAGTGGGCTTCGGGCAGGTGCCCGTTCCCGGGGTGGACGGCGACGCGGGTTCCGGGCGGTAGACGCTTGCTCACGGTTCTTCTCCTTCGGTGAGTGGGTGCCGGTCAGGCAGCGCTTCCGGCGTGCTTGGGGCAGAAGTCATCGCCGAACTCGTCGTGCTCCCAGCCCTGGCTCTGCACGAGGTACTCGCGGGCAACGGCGAGACGCTCGGTGGGGCTCATCTCGGTGCTGACCATGTATGTGCCGGTCGCCTCGGTGCCGCAGTGGTCGCAGAAAACGGTGATCTGCGTCGGGTAACGGGGGTCGTCCATGTTGCGGACGATCGCGTTGACCTCATCGGGGGTGAGGCTGTTGGGCTGGTCGCTCATCGGTTCTTCTCCTTCGGTGGGTGGTGCCGGTCAGGCGGCAGGGGAAGCGGGAAGAGTGGTGGGCGCGCGGGTGTCGGTCCGGCGCAGCAGCGCGTCGGGAGTGATGTGCCAGCCCTCGCGGGCCAGCTCCAGCACGGTCAGGCGGCCGATCGCGTCCGGGCCTGCCTGCGGGTGGTCGGCGACGACCGCGGCCACCACAGCGGCGACGGCGTCGGGGATCTGTGACTGCTGGGTGCGGGCGTACATCAGGCCTCACCGCCGTCGAACGGCAGCGGCTCGCACGCCGACTCGATCGCCAACCGGTCCATAGCCGCGGCCTGCTCGACGACCACACACGGCGGGCAGAAATGCCGGGCACCGCCGACCGCGACCCAGCCGGCCCGGCACATCTCGGCGGCCAGGCTGTCGGCACCCTCCGCGGTGTCGAGCAGCAGCACCTCGGCGTCGTCCTCGTCACCGAACGAACAGCCGCACCGGTTGCACTCGACCGCCCACACCGTGCGCGCCGTGAACGTCATGACGCTGCCCCCGCCATCCGTGCCAGCCGGGCGAGGTACTCCTCGCGGCGGCGCTCGATGTCCTCGGCAGACTCGACAACCGCCGGACCCCCGGCCGCTACCCGAGCCCGCGCGGCGTGCGGCTTGCCGAGCACCCGACGACGGCCGTGGAACTCGTTCCGGCACGGACGGCCGATCGCCGCCTGACAGGCCGGGCACTCGACACCGAGCGGCCCCGGCCGACGAACCTCGGCGACGGCGGCCTGCTCGGAGCCGTCGGGCACCGGACGGCCAGCGGGGGCGAGCCCGCGGCGGCCGTCGAGACCGTCGAACCCACGCTCTGCCAGCCCTTCGAGGACGCTGCGGGCGGGCGGCCCGTTCAGCGGGATCGGACGGGAGGGGGCGCGCCCGGACGCGACGGCGTCGATCTGTGCGCGGCGCCGCACGACGTACTGCGCACCGGTCTCCAACTCGGCGGGCGGCAGGTAGGCGGGCAGCGTGTCGCCGTAGCGCTCGCGGCGGATCGCGAGCCGCCCGGACCGGACGTGATGCGGCTGGATCCACAGCCGGTCGCCCGGCCGGTCGGGCGGGGTGCCGTAGTAGCGGGCGACAGCTGCGCGGGTGTCGTCGTCGAACGGCACGTCGTGCAGGGCGGCGGCCCATCCGTCGGCGTCGACCCGGCCGACGGTGCGGTTGTCGAATGCTGCGCAGTGCGCGAGCAGCTGCGCGGCTTCTGATCGGTTCACCGGTTCTCCTCAGCTGCGAGTTCCTGGGACAGGGCGTAGGCGGCGGCCGCCCGCTGGTCGGCGGTCGACATCGGGGCGCCGCTCGGGTACTGCGGGCGGGCAGGAAGGTGGACGACATTCCCGCCCGGCGGGGGCGCGGTCCGCTCGCTCTCGGCCCACTGCTGCCACCGGCCGCCCCACGCTGCGGCGCGGGCCCCGTCGTCGAGCATCCGCCGCACGAACTTGCGGGTGACGGCGTCGACCTGGTCGGCGGTGAGCTGCGGCAGCCCGTCCTCGGCGCGGGCGAGCTGCGCGGCGCGAACGTCGTCAGGCGTCGGTTCCCAGTCGGCGGGGATCACGGCCCGTGCCGGGGCCGGCTGCGGCTCGGGCTGACGCCGCGGCGGGGGCGGCGGGTCGTCGAGCCGCATCTGCTGCCCGGCCTGCCGGTCCCGGTACGCCCGCTTCTTGTCCGCCTCGCGTTTCCTGCGGGCCAGCACCTCGGCGCGGGATGGGTTGCCGGACTCGGCATAGTCGTGCATGAAGTAGTCGCCCGGCCGCACGGCGGGGCAGCGGCCGCAGGTGTGCTTGCTGTCGTGCCAGAGCCCGACCTCGACGAGCTTGCGGATCTGCGGGGCGCTGCCGTACATCCTGGCGATCTCGCCGGGCACGTGCCCGTCGGTGAGTTGGCGTGCCACGTAAGAGCCGACGCGCGTCCATAGCCCAACGGCCGCGTTCTTCGCGCGGATCATCTTCGGGTGGCTGTCTGCCCCATCGTCGACGACGAAGAACGGCATGAAGTCTCCAGAGGTTCAGAGAGAGAGCTGTACGGCGGAAGGGGCGGCGGGAACCGCGGGGCCGGTGCACTGGTGGTCGATCACGTGCTCGCGGCCGCACGGGATGCTGCGCTGTCGGCAGTCGGCCCACATCAGTTCGAGCCCGGCCTTCGTGACGCGCGTGCACCAGTCGAGCCGGTTCGGCTCACGCAGCGCGCCGGCCGCCGCCGGGGTGAGCGGCTCGGCGTCGGCCGTGACGTCGAGCGCCGCACGGCGGCCGACGAGCTGCCGCAGCACGGTCCGGCCACAACGGCACTTCTGCCGCCGTGCGGCACCGGCCCGCGGATCCCTGGTCATTAGTGCTGCTCGACCCGCACACCGCGCTGCGATGCGCGCTTCCGCTCCTGATAGACCTCGAACTCGGTCTCGGTCGGCATGTTCCCGAGCGCCTCGGACACCGCCGCTTCGACGTCCCGCGACCCGCTGCCGAGTTCATCCAACGTGCCGTCCATCTTGCGGCGCCGCATCATCGCCCGCATGACCTCGGCGATCATCCCGGCCTGCTCGTCGTCCTGAGCGACCTCGGCGATCGTGATCCGCAGCTTCACCTGCGGCGGCTTCTCCTCGCCGTCGGCGTGCCCGGTGTACGCCTTGCTCGTCAGCTCGACGACCGCGAACACGCTCGTGCCCGGGTACTCGAACAGCCCGCGGCGCTGCGGCTGTGTCGCGGAGCCCTGCAGTGCACCGGCCGCGCTGTCGAGACGCAGCTCGACGTCGGCATCTTTGTCCAGCTTCGGCATGCTGATCACTTCCTCTTTCGCTTCTGCTGCTCTTGGCGGCGGTCGTTGCGCAGTGCGGCCGCTGCTCGTACATCGGGGTTGGGGCAGTCGTCGCGCATGTGCCGCTCGGCTCGGATCACGAGCGACTCGACGTCCTCGTAGCCGAACGCGTCCTCGGACGGCGCTCCGCACGAGCACGCGAAGTCGGCGGCCGCGAGGGTCTTCGCCTTCGCGTGGTCGAGACGGATCCGCAGCCCGTATCCGGGGTGCGGGAGTGCGATGGTCGGCCCGGCGCCGACTGTCCCGGTCACACCGGAACCGCCTGGCGTGCCGCCGTACGGGCATCCCGGCACGGCTGGCACACGGGCGTCCGGGCCTGATAGTGAGCGCCGGGCCCCGCCGGTGTTCCGCAACGACCAGTCCAGTCGGGGAAGGCGGACGGGTCGTCGATCGTGTCGTCGTCCCACGCCCCTACAGGCGCCCAGCCGTGTGCGGCCGCGTGCCGCCGCGCCCGGGTGATCCCACCCTGAGTCGCGCCGTGCTCTGCCGGGTCGGCCCGCCACAGAGCGTCGTACATCGAGCGCACGGCGAGCGCACGGCGAACGAGAACGTGCTCGCAGGCGAGCATCGCGCCGAAGTTGCCCGGTCGCATGCCGAGGTGGGCGGCGAGGTGCTGCTGCGGCCAGCCGACCGCGACCAGGGCGTGCGCACGGCGTTGGGTGCCGACTGGGCTGATCAGCGTGGACGGCGCAAGGTTCTCGAGGGTCGGCTCGACGGCGAGCACCGCGGCGGCGATGGCGGGCCTCACCTTCTCCTGAGGGCCGGTGCCACGCTCAGGCCGGCCGGTGAGAATGCCCTGCAGACGCTTGCGGTCCACCTTGGCGGCGGCGGCGATCGTCCGCAGCCCCATGTCGCAGGACTGCAGACGCAGCAGGTGCTCGCGTACCGGTGCGGCATCGACGTACGGCTGCCATGTGCCGTAGGCAATCGCCCGCGCGCGCGCCTCCCAGTACTGCGCGGCGGCGAACCCGCAGATGTAGCAGCGGCAGCCGTCCAGCTTGTACCGGGCGTAGCCATGATCACGACTCATGAGACATCCCCAGTACGACCCGAACGGGCATGAGGTTGGGCCAGTCGACTTTCAGCAGTCGGTCGACCTGCGCCTGCGGGAGCGTGAACAGCGGCACCCCGTAGGCGTGATGAGCAGCAGCGCGCAGCCACCACGCGTCGCACTGGTCGCCGCCGCTGTCACGGGCGAACTCGGCACCCGCCGCGAGGAACGCGGCCGCCGCCATCTGCCGTTTGTCGGCGCGACCGTTGTCGCAGGCGTACGCCTTGAGCGTTGCCGGGACGACGTATGCGTACGGCACCCCGGCGTCGAGCAGCTCGCCGAGCACGATCCCGTGAACCTTCGCGGTGATACCGGCGCCCATGGCGTGCCGGGGCAGGTCCTCGACGACGGCGACGTCTGGGCGGTGCTCGACCAGGTCGTCGCGGATGCAGTCGCGGACGTGCAGCAGACGGCGGTCGCCGTCCTTGTCGCGGGTCTTGATCCGGTACGTGGTGCCGTCGGGCAGCGCGACGCCGGTCGACGTCAGCGACAGGTCGAGCCCGATGACGCGCAGCCCCTCGGCGGCCCTTGCGACCAGGTCGACGACCGGCGACGGGGCGCCAGCCGGGATGAGGCCGGGGACGGTGGACACCGCGGCGGGGCGGGTGGTCAGCCCGGCCGCGGTGGTCTCGCGGAGCGTGGTCACTGGCCACCGTCCTCGTCAGGCCACACGATGCGCGGCTCGACCTTGACGGCCCGGCCGTCTCGGATGACGACGCGCCACAGGTCGGCGGACTCCTTGCCCTCGCACTCCAGTCGACCGGTGAAGGTGTGGCCGGGGAACGAGTCGATCGCCTTCTGCACCTGGTCGAGCAGGTAGTACGCCCGGTACTCGTCGATCTCCCGCATGACCAGCGCGGTCGCCGTGCGGCGCAGCAGCGGCCCGTCGTCGGTGTCGACGCTGGTCTCGTCGACCCGCAGGATCAGTTCGGGGTCGTACGAGTCCGTGATGTTGTGCGGGGCGAACTCGCTCTCCTTGAACTCGGGCCAGGCGAGAGGCGGCTCGATCGCGAACTCGCCGGTCACGTGCGTGGTGTAGCCCATGGTTCAGCCCTCCGTTCCCACGCCGGGAGAGATCGGGCCCGTGATCGCGCGGATCACGTCGAGCGGCTGGATCTCTCCGCCCTCGAAGGTGCTCCGCATCAGCGGCGCGCCGTTCGAGTCGACGCTGCCCGTCCACTGCCAGCGGACCCCGGTGACGTCGTCCCACGACACCGACAGGTCCCACCGGTGCCCCGTGCCGTCCGTCCACACCTTCGCCGCGGCGTCGAGGCTGCCGTCGCGGGCGACGGTCGGCTCGACGGGCCGGTCGGCCGGCTCCGAGTCGCCGCGGCGGTCGTCCCAGTGACACGGGAACGCCGGGTGCTCGGCCCGCATCACGTCGGCGAGGCGCTCCAGCCACCCGGCGGCCACCCCAGCGCACATCGACGGGTGGCTGACCGCGGCGGATCCGTCGGCGTTGAACGTGACGACGAGCGGGTGCTCGTACAAGTCGATCAGCCGAATCGCGGGCTCATGAATTTCAGACACGGTCTGCCTCCAACGGGCGCATCGGCCAAGAGCCGTCGACGACGGCGGCCGGGTCGGTCTTGCGGAAGAACTCCTGCAGCCCGGCCGCCTGCTCGACGGCGAGCTTCACCTGCAGCTCGTGCAGCTCGGCGAGCGTCAGCCCTTCGAGCTCGTGAAACCGCGGCCGCCGGGTGAACCGGATCGACTGCGGCCAGTCCGCCTTGGGCATGTGGGCGAGCGTCCCGATCCGGTACGCCACCCGCGCGGCCATCAGCGCGTCATACGAGCAGCCGTGCGCCTCGCTCTCGTTCCACGGCAGTTCGTAGACCTGCGCGAGCGTGATGAGCTGCCGGGCGCCCTGCGTCTCCGACACCCGCTTGCGGTACGGAGCACAGTGCGTATCGAGCACGCGGGTGTCGATGACGTACGCGGCCTGCTCGCCGAGCCGGTCGACCAGCGGCGCGAGGCTGTGGCGGCGGCACTCGCGGTCGAGCAGCGTCAGGTCATACGGCACGTTGTGCCCGACGATGACCGCGCCCTGCCGTACGTCGTCGGCGAGCGCCTGCGCGACCTGGTCGACGACCTCGGCGGCCGGCTTCCCGTTGGCGCGGGCGTGCTCGGTGGTGATCTTGTGGATCTCGGAGGCACCTTCGGGGATCTCGATGCCGGGGTCGGCGAGCCACTCGCGGGTGTTCTGCGGCCGGTCGCCGCCGACGCCGATCACCGCGGCGGTGACGATGCGGTCGGTCTCGACGTCAACCCCGGTCGTCTCAAGGTCGAACGCGACCATGCGGCCGCGGTGCCAGGAGGTCACTGGCCACCGCCGGAGCGCTCGCCATAGATCCGCCGGCCGAGACTGTCGAGGGTTTCCAACTCGCCGATCTCGTTCTGCACCTGGGTGCCCAGCATCCGGAGATTGCCCAGCTCGTAGCCGATCTGCTGCAACCGCCCCTGCGACGTCTTGGGGTTGAGGATCTCGTCGCGGTACGACTCGGCGGACCGGGCCGGGCCTTCGTTACCGCGCTCGATCCGGTCGGCGTCCGGGTCGGTGTCGTGCGTCGGGGTCAGGCCGAACCCCAGCAGCAGCGTCCGCAAGGCGACGGACTGCGCCTTCGTCGTGCTCTTGTCGGCGGTGTCGAGTGCCTCGCCCATCGTCTGGAGGGTGAGCGTGTCACCCATCGGACCCATGATCGTCCAGGTGACGAGGACGGAGCACTCCCGCATCTTGCCGCCGCTCTTGGTCGGCTTCTCCCCGTAGGTGGCCTCGACTTTGGACGACATGACGTTCACGCCGTGCTTCAGCGTCACGGGGCCGAACACATTGACCACGGTGTCGACGCCGCGGAAGTTGAAGCGGGTGCCGGACTGGTTGTAGAGCTCGCCCTTGGCGATGGCGCGGATCTCGCGGCGGACCCGCAGCCACGCGACGCCGACGGGCACCATGTCGGGGTCGTCGTCGCCGGGCTCATAGTCGGCCATCGGGTCCGGAGGGGGAACTGCCTGCTCGGACTCCATCTCGTCGAGGAGCTCGTCCGTTGTCAGGGTGCGGCCGGCTGCTGCTGCTGCGTTCTCGCGCAGTCCCATCAGTTGATCCCCCTGTACTGCTTGGCGATCTCGATGCGTTCGGTCGGGTTCGGGGCCACGCATGCGGCGTAGGCGTCGGGCCACCGTTCGGCGAGCTGCTCGAGGTCGACGCGGGGTGCGGCGTTCGAGGGCTCCAGGGAGTAGGCGCGTTCGCCGCCGATGAGCGCGGACTGGGCGCTGCCGAGGGCGGCGATCATGCGGGCCTTCGCTGCGGCCTTCGCCTTCTTCGCTGCGGACTCGGCCTTCTGGTGGCGGCCGTAGTCGAGGAGCGCGTCGAGGGCGTCGTCGTGCCGGTCGATGTCGACGGCCCCGGACCGGGTCGGGTGCAGGCGGCGGAACAGCTTCGTCAGTGCGTCGCCGTCGCCGGTCGGGTCGGGCGGGACCTGCGCCTGTACGTGCTCGGTCCAGAACCGGTCCATGGCGGTGGTGATGTCGTCGATGACGTCGAGGTAGGAGTCCCGGCGGATGGTGCCCTGGTGGTACTCGTTGCCGCCGATGAGGACGGCGTAGTGCATGTGCTCGTAGCCGTTGACGGCGATCTGCCACAGCACCTGGGCGGTGACGTCGTCGGGTGCTCCGGCGTGCCACTGCGCGGCCTTGAACGCGCTGCGGGTCTTCACTTCGAGGGCACAGGGTGCCTGCTCGTTGTCGGAGAGAGGGCACTCGGTGACGCGCCGGTCGAGGGTGGTCATCCAGTGCGGGTGGTCGACGTGGGCGACGAGTCCGATCCGGCGGATCACGCTGCGGTTCTGCATCGCCCAGCGGCGGGCGACGGGCTCCTCGTTGGCGTTGCCCCAGTAGGCGGCTTCGCCTGCGTCGTCTACGTCGTGGCCCAGCTTGTCGAGGTAGACCTTGAGCGGCGGGTTCTGGTCGACGAGGCCGAGGATGGCGGGGACGTCGCTGCTGCCGATGCCGGAGCGGCGGGCGGTGAGCCAGTCGGCGCGGTCGGCGGTGGCGGGGAGGATGAGGCGGCCGGTGGGTGTGACCTTCCGGCCGGCGGCCGGGGCGGTGGTGGCCGCCCCGACCATCGGTGTCGTCGTCATCGGGCATCGCCGCCCTCGGCGACGGCGGCCCAACCGTCGAACTCGTCGTAGAAGTCGCCGTGCCACTTTGCTCCGGGCTCGCCGGTCCGGGACCATCCGATGGCGCGGAGGTGGCCGCGCTCCGGGTGGCGGGTGATGTGCTCGGGTCGGAAGTAGACGATCAGCTCGGGGGCGGTGAAGCCGCTGGCCTCGTAGGTGTAGCTGCGGCCGGGCTGGAAGAAGTCGGGAGTGGCCTCGCCCGTGGGGGTGACCTTTTCCGTGGCGGCCTCGCGCAGGACCTCGGCGCGGTGGGCGTCGAGGGCGGCGCGGACCTCGATCTCCGAGTAGACGTTCATGTCCCCTCGGTCAGTGCGGACCATGAGGGTCAGGAGCTCGCGGGCGTTCATGCGGCACCTGCCTCACGCTGCGACGGGACCGACTTCGGGGCTACCGCCGCACGCAGACGGCGCGTCAGCTCCAGCGCGGCCGTCCCGTACAGCGGCACCTGCGACGAGGACCGGTCGGCGAGGTCGGCGACGAGCTCCTCGTACGGGAGGCGTCCTTCCGGCGTCGGCGGCGCGGTGGTGTCGGCCAGCTCGTGCAGCCGGTCCCACAGGCTCGTGTCCTGCTCGTTGAGGAGGGCGTCGAGGGTGTCCTCGATGACGAGGCGGGCGAACGTGGACAGGGAGAGCGCGGCGCCGCCGGGGATCGGGGTCACGCCGACCGGGAGCGGCCCGGGGATGGGGGTCTGGTCAGGCACGGGGTCCTCCGTGGAGCAGGTTGAGGAGGTGGGCGATGCGGTTGCGGCCGTCGAGGGCGACGACGACGAGGAGGGCACCAAGGCCCCAGGCGAAGCAGGCGGCGGCAAGGATCTGGAGCCAGGTCACTGGGCACCGCCCGTCTCGGTGAGTGCCGCGTGATGGGCGAGGAACTGCCGCCCTATCCACTCGCTGTACGCGGGGGGTACTGCCTTGCGCGCCTCGAGGTTGGTCATCCAGGTGCACCCCATCGCGTCGGCATACGCACGCTCGCCCTTGTGCTCGAAGGCGAGGAGGGCCTTGTGATGCCAGCAGGGCGCGACCAGGTCGCCGCCGCCTGCCCAGCTGGTTTCGAACGCCCTGTGTCGCTTCACGTTGAGACCGAACTGGGAGCCACACAGCAGGTAGTCGTGGCGGAGCGGCGCTTCAGGAACGTTCTCGATGACCCAGGGGCGGCCCGTTGCCTGCATGACCTTGCGCCCAGGACCGAGAAGGTCGGGGTGGTCAGCCGGGCGGCCGCGCCACTTGGTGACGTTGGCGTAGCGCTCGCAGGGCCACGATCCGTGGATGAGGTCGTACTCGTGACCGCGGGTAGCGACGAAGTCCAGCCCGTCGGCCTGGTAGAAGGGGAAGGGGTAGTTCGGCATGGGCCGGTTGTCGACGCCGACCACATCGAACCCGGCGAGGTAGTAGCCCATGGACAGGCCACCGGCGCCGCAGCACACGTCGAGGACGGTGAGACCGTTGGGTTCACGGCGGGGCAGTTCAGTCACAGTTTCACCTGCTGCTCGGGCAGGTCGTGCGGCACGGGCCGGGGACGCGGCGTGGACTCGTGCGGCTGGGCGTTCACGAGCGGGGCGGCGCAGCGGCAGGTGTGCGGGCAGCGTCCACAGTCCGCGCAGATCTCGTGCGGGCAGTGGCCGCAGTCGAGTCGTCGTGTCAGGGGGATGCCGCAGTCGTGGGTGAATGCGGCCGCCGGGTTGTCCCGCTCGATCACCCGGGCCTGGTCTTCGGACACCGGCCGGCCCGGGGTCTCGATGACCGCACCCGACGACGCGTGCAACGCCTCCACGGAGTCCGCGGGCCGCAGGGTGGGGCAGCCCCAGGCGTGCCGGTTGAACCGCTTCGGGCAGCCGCACGGATAACACGGGTCCGCCGGAGCACCGCTCCACTCGCCGTGAGCCCAGTCGTCCGGGTCCAAGGCGGTAGCGGTGGCCATCTCCCCGGGGCGGTAGAGGAAGCCCACGGCGCGGGTCTCTCCGTTGAAGGGGTTCGGCGCGACGGCGAGGCACTGGAAGTGCCAGCGGCGACGCTGGTAGGTGCGGCCGGGCTTGAAGAAGTTCGACGCCGTGGCGGGCTTGTCCGGACCCACCGGCAACGGCAGCGCGCCCATCACAGCCACCGCATCCGCCACCGGGTCACGGCCCTTCGGGGCGTTCATGCCGCACCCCGCTCACGCCGCGTAGGCAGCCACCGGCGGACGCTGGTGAACCCGTCCTCGGTCATCGCCTGCTCGAAGAGGTCCTGCTCGACCTCTTCACCGTCGACCTCGAAGTCGTCAGCCACGGCGCACCCCCGACCGGCGAACGTGCTCGGACAGCAGCGCCGGAACGCCCTCGCCGATCAGCCGGATCCGGACGCCGCCGACCTCGCACCGCGCGATCGTCGCTGCCCCGGTGTGCGTCGTGCGCCGCTGGTCGGTCGCGCCGAGCTCGGTCGTCCACCGCACCCAGTCCGTGATCGAACGGGGGCGGACGATGAACTGCACCTCGCCGCCGGCGGCCGACACGGTCGGCGCGGGGGCGGGCATGTCGGCGAACTTCTCCGGGGCGGTGTCGGCGAGCGCCTTCGCCTTGCGGCACTGCATCGCGAGGGCGACAGCGGCCGGGGAGGGGCGGTTGCGGCCCGGGGCCGTGAACGGGTCGGTGATCGTCACTTCGTCACCGCCCCGTACAGGTCCGCGATGACGTCCTCGCCGTCGACGACCGTGCAGTGCACCCGGACGCGGACGGCGGTCAGGTCGGCCCGCAGCGGCGTGAACGTCGACAGCGTCCACGTGGACGCGCCGCCGTTCGTCACGCCGCGCTCGATCGAGCCGCCGAGGGCGTGCACCCACTTGCCGAAGTCGTCGACGTCGGCGAGGCAGATGTGCACGACGTCGGCGCGGGCGACGAGCGTGGGGGCCGGCAGGTCGAGCCGGTCGATCAGGGTCTGTACGGCGAGGCGGTTGTCACTCTTCGCCGCGTAGGTGGTGGGGGGTGGGCTTTCGATAGGCTGAGCGCTCATGGCTCGCGCCTCGCTTCCTGTGTGTGTGAGGTGGTGGGCCTCTTGGGGTCGTCCCGTATCGGCGGGGCGGCCCCTTGACGTGCGGCCCGGTGGTGCGGTCAGGCGGCCGAACGCTCCTGCTGAACCGCCGACGTGCGGCGGGGGGAAGTGAGGATCGGGCGCAGTCGGTCGAGGACTTCGGCCGTCGGCGGGTGTTCGGCGATCGCGGCGTCGGCCTCGGCGTTGATCCGGGCGATCACGGCGTCACCGAGCAGGGCGCGACGCTCCGCGGCCGTCACGCGGCCGCTCCGGCGTCAGCGTCGATACGCGGCATCAGCCGTTCGACTGAGATCTCGTACGTCTCCGCGAGCCGCAGCGCCGTAATCAGGTCAGGCTGCGCTTCGCCATTCAGCAGGCGGTAGATCGAGGACTCGGCGATTCCGGTACTGCGTGCGATCGCGTATCCGGATCCGTCGCCCTTTGCCGCAGCCGCTTCTCGCAGCTTGGCGATGTCGAGTCGGTACATGTGCTCACCCCTCCCTTGCAGGCTGTGCGGGGTTCCTTGCTTACGAGGGAGACTCTAGGCCGATCCTCCCTCCCGCGCAAGGGAACTTGCGCGGGAGGGAGGGATTTCCCTAGAATCGTGCACGCGTTCGAATCTGTGAATATGCCGACGGGAAGGACGGTTGTGGCTGGTCACACACCCTTGCCCGCAAGGGATCATCTAGATACTCCCTAGCTAGGGAGCTAAAGTGCGGGCATGACTGACGCACCCCCCACCCGGGCCCAGCGGTTCGCCGCCGTGGTCGGGCCAGCAGCACGTAGTGCCGGCTACACCGGCCATGGATCCAACGCCCGCCTTGCTCGAGATACGGGCATGACCGAGAGCAGCGTCTCCCGAATGCTCAAGGGGCAGGCGATCCCCGCCCCCCAGTTCTTTCAACCCATCGCCGACGCCGTCGGTTTGCCCGTCGGTCAGCTACTGGTTGAAGCGGGGATCATTTCGGAACAGACACTGACCGAAACCGGTCAGTCACAGGTAGAGTCACCATTCACCGCAGAAGACGCAGCAGACCGCCTAGGGATCACTGACCCCGTCACGCGTGAACTGTTCCTCGCGAGCGTGGAACGGCTGGTCAGACAGCAGAGCACCGATGCGCCCGGCCGAGAGAAAGGGACGGGAGGCATCGCCGCCGAGCAGTGAGCAAGGGGAGGACAGCGCATTGCGCATCAAGCGGCACCGCTCGTACATCGTGGCCGGAATCTTCCTGGCCATCGGCATTGCACTCGTCGCAGCCGGCCTGTCGCACGACTCCCTACCCGAGACGATCGCGGGCGTCTCGCTCGCCTTCGCAGGACAACTCATAGCCTGCATGCACATAGTGCACGGATGGGTCACATCCACAGCCGCTGAGCGCTCCACACTGCACCAGGCGTCTCAGCGGCTCGAAGCAGAATCAGCGAAGTGCGCCGCTGGAAAGGTCGCGCTCGACGCCGAGCGGGACCGCCTGCGGCGTGATCGGGTCTCCGCTGCCCGCCGCGCGGACCTCGCATTGCAGGAACACCGCGCGGCCCTCGACGCCCAGTTCGAGGAACGCAAGAGCGCGCTCGTCTCCGAGGCCATGGAAGCCGCGTTCTTGATCTTCCAGTCGGGCGGGCACCGGGCGCCCGCCCGAGAGCGTGTCGTCGTGCAGTTCCCCGGGCAGCTTGCCGACCACGAGCGGGCCCGCAGCCGCGACGTCAGGCCCTGAAACCCGGCTGCCCGGCATACGTCAACGTGACACGCCCCGGATAGATCTTCCGTACCCCCTTGGCGTGAGCCCGGTTAAGCCGGACATTCACCACCGTCCGCAGGACGTCACGCCGCTGACTCAACTGCAGGTCATTCCACCGCTCGTCGACATCGTCGGCACCGATCAGGCCCCGCAACGCTGGCGGCACACCTGCCGTCTCGGACTCACGCTGCGCCCGCTCGATCTGCGGCACGAGACGCGCCTCCATATCCGCTAGCGACATGACCGACAACTTAGGCCGGCCCTGCTCGTCGAACGTTGACGCAGCCTCCCGCGCTTCGCGGAGCTGCGCTCGCAGATTGTCCCGCAGGGTCCGCGCCTCGGCGGCCCTCTCCTCAACGGCTGTGTCGGACCGGAACGCCGCTGCGGCAGCAGGCGAGCCGAGCCACCGCACCAAGCCCTGCTCGACGTACGCCTCAAACTTCTTGGCCTCCATCGCGACGCCGAAGCAGGCCAGGCACGTGTAGGTCGGCAGTCCGCGGTTCGGCTGCACCTTGAGCGTCACCGGCTCGTCCTTCGGGCTCCAGGACTCCATGCAGTTGCCGCACTCACCGATGCCGGTGAGCAGCCACTTGACCCCGGCGTCACGGCTCTTGCGCTTGTCCCGGTCCCGCAGCCGCTTCTGCACCCGGTTGAACACGGCCTCGTCGACCAGGGCCGGCCACTGTCCCTTCCCGATGTCCTGCCCGTGCCGGATGCGCCTGCCGGTGTAGGTCCGGTTCCGCAGAATGTGCGTGATGTGGTCCAGCGTGTACGGCTTGCCGAAGTGGCTGACGAGTTCACGCTTTTCGAAATCACGCAGGATCGCGAGCATTCCCTCGCCGCCGTCGAACCGGCGGAACATCTCGCGTACGTTCGGGCCCTGCTTGGGGTGCTCGACCTGGTCGATCAGATCGCCGGTCTCAGTGTCGTAGCGGCGCAGGTAGCCCTCGGGGCAGCGGCCCACCGGGGCGCCCGTCTCGGCGAGTTCGTTGTGCGTGCGCATGTTCCGGACTTGGATGCCTTCGGCTTCGTCCTCGGCCTGCAGTGCATCTTGCGCGGTCGCCCGCCGGTCGTCGCGCTTGCTCAGGTCGTAGACGGTGCCGTTGTAGCAGAACAGCACGCCGTTTCGGGCGCATGCGTTCCTGATCCTGATGTAGACCTCGATATCGCGGTAGTACCGCGACGCCTCGAATGCGACGACGATGCGCACCTTCCCTGATTCGATCGTGTCGATCAGGGCCTCGAAATCTTCCCGCTCGCGCTTGCGGTGACGGCTTGCCGAGCGGTTCACGTCTTTGTCGAAGATGCCGACGACTTCCCACCCGTGCTTTGCGCACATCTCCTGCAGCACCCGAATCTGTGAGGCGACGCTGCGCCCCTTCTTCTTTGGATCACGGCTCGCCCGACCGTAAAGGGCAGCCGTGAACGGACCCTTGTAGACCATGTGCAGGAACTCAGGCTGAATCGGCATGGCCGCAGGATGCCACACCACTCTGCCTAGGTGAAGTTGTTCGGCAACACCGCGACTCACACATATGGGTGACATGCGGCGAAGATCGCAGGTCAAGGCGGCAGGGAGGTCAGTCAGAGATCTCGCTTATCACGCGCAGGGTGTCATGGAGCGCGCTGCGCAGGGTCTCGACGGTGCCGACGAGGTCGGCCGGGCTCATCGCGACCAGGTCGACGGCTCGCGCGTGATTCAGGTCCCGGCGGGCAATGTCGACGCGGATGCGCTGCTCCTCGGTGAGCCGAACGCGGGGCGCCTGGCCAGGCTCCGTCACTGGGTCGTTCCTTTCGTGCATGCCGGCGCCGGAAGGCGCGCAGCCAGGCAGGGGTCGACACCTCAGCGCAACATTTGCACTGTGCATCTTTCAAGAAGATTGCCACACCCTCATTCGAACGAGTGAATGATTCGGGCGCCGCTTCCCCTGTCGGGGAATGTACGGTATTCGATACAGACTTTCGATCTTGGAGCGGCAACGGTTGTCCAGTGCCGCCGCCGCTAGACCGCCCCGCGCTCCTTGCTCGCCGCCGGGAAATCGGCGACAACCTTCGCGAGGCACGCCTCGCCGCGGGGATGACGCAGGAGCGGGTCGCGCTGCAGGCCGGGATCGAGCGGCCGACGCTCAATCGGATCGAGCAGGGGCATGCGGCCGCGCGAATTGACACCCTGATTCAGGTCTCCGAAGTGATCGGCGTCGACCTCGGTGAGCTCATGCGACGCAGGTAACCCCGGCCTGCCCGAGGGGGACACAGGCAGGCCGGGGCGGACGTCCCTGCCCGCGGGCGATCGGCGGGGCCGCGGGCAGGGGGTCATGGGCAGGCGTACACGTCCGTACTGTGGTCGTGCGCACCGTCGCGGCCGACAGCCCGGCCGACGTGTATCGCCCCGGTCGTGAGTTTCTTGTCGCAGGCGTAGCAGGCCCGCCCGGCGTACGCCTCCCACGACAGATCGAAGGGGGAGGGGATCGGCACGTCGCGGCACCGGGTGGCGGCAGCGGTCGTTGGCGCACCATCGGTCATGACCGCGGCCGCAGGTTCTCGTAGTGGTCGCACAGCGAGCAGACGGACAGGGCGAGCTTTCGCGTGTGCCGGGTCACCGCGTCCGGGCCGAACCCGGGGGTGGTGTGCAGCCGGCGCCACGCCTCGTCGATGCCGACCTGCGCGACCTCGGCGGCCGGGTCGCCGAGCGGGGCGGTGGCGATGATGGCCCGGATCTCTGGCACGAGCAGCTGTACGTGGCCGCGCAGCATGTCGGCGAGTTGGGCGAGTTCGGCGGCCGGGCGCTCGATTCCGTGGGTCACCTTGCGGGCGGTGACGCGCATGGTGTCGATGTCGACAGGCCTGGTGTCTGGCTGCGCGGGCACGCCTGGCGGGGCTGTGCGGTTCTGCATGGTGTCTCTCCCGACCCGACTCGGTGATGAGCCACCATCGTCTGTGCGGACAGTCGCCATGCGTATACAGCCCTTGGGCGGGCGAGCGTATATTTCCGCCATGAGTAGTCGGGGACTCTGGACGGACGTCAGGCTGCGGGCCGCCTGGGCACGCGGGGACTGGTCATCCATCCTTCGCGAGTACAGGCGCGCCGCAGGGATCACGCAGGTCGCGCTCGAATCGCTGATCGGCATACCGCAGCCGCACATCTCCGCCATCGAGTCGGGCCGTAGGCAGGTGAAGACTGCCAGCGTCCGGGCTCGCATCACTGAGGGGCTGCAGGTGCCAGCAGAAGTCATCGAGGCCGGACAGAGCGAGACCTACGCCGAGTGGCAGCCGCCCGTCGAGCTGCGCGAGCGGATCGCCCACGGCCACACGACGGGCAGGACCGACCTGCGGACCGCCGAATGGATCGGCGAGGTCCTCGCCACGCAGCGGCGAGCCGAAGACGAGATCGGCGGCCGCGAGTTGTGGCCGGTCGTCCGCTCGCAGCTCGACGCCGTTACTCGGCTCATCCCTGGCACGTCCGGGCCGGCTGCCGACGAGCTCATGCTGCTCGCCGCCGAACATGCTCACTGGCTGTCGTGGGTGGCGTTCCAGCACGACCGGGTCGGCCCGGCGCTGGCGTGGCTGGACATCGCACACGGGTGGGCGGTCGACGGTGCGCACGCTGACATGTCGTCATGGGTCCGCCGGGTGCGGGCGTTCTACTTGCACCGGTCTGGTGACCCGGTGCGGGCGCTGCGGACTGCGGACGCTGCCCGGATGGTGTCCGGCCTGTCGCCCGCGGCTGCGGCCGTCGCAGCACATGAAGCGTCGATAGCGGCCGCGGCGGTCGGGGAGCGGGACCGGGCGCGCAGGCTGTCGGACTCGGCAATGCATCACGCGGCGCAGGCCCCCGACGAGAGGGACCGGCCGGGCTGGCTGTACTGGCTCACGCCGGCCAGGGCGCGGCTGCAGGCGGCTGATGCTGCGTACGCGTGTCGCCGGTGGGCGGATGCTGCCGAGGGGATCAGCGAGGCGCTTCCGGGGCTGGACGGTTACCCGCGCGATCGTGCGCACTATCAGGCCCGGCTCGAGGACGCTCAGCGCCGGATCTAGTCGACCAGTCGCAGCTTCTGCAGGTTGATGATGGGTGTCTCGCCGGGCTGCAGTGTCTTTGCTACTTCGGCTTGCAGGTCGGGCACCGGTGGCCCGTATGTGTGCTGCTGCCCGTTGATCTCGTAATGGTCTTCGGGGCCCGGGTCGGGGAACTCGAACTGCCCGGTGCGCTCTTCGAGGTCGGCGGGTTCGTAGTCGTCGGGGCCGACGCCGGCGGGCAGGATCCTGTAGGTGATCTCGTAGGTCCGCATGTGGCTGATCGTATCGGCGGGGTCGGACAACGTGAGACGCCCGGGGGTCGGGCCCCGGGCGTCTGGGGCCAGAGTAGCGGTCCAGAACGCAGAAATCGCCCCCTCCCGCCCGTAGGCGAGAGGGGGCATCTGTGTTCACGGGTACTGGCGGCGCTGCGGATCCAGCGCGAGAGGCAGCGGGTTGCCGGGCTTGTCGTCGTCGGGAGGCTGCGGGGCACCGTCGCGGCGGCAGACCTTCGCGTCTGGGTCATAGCTCGGGGTCTGCCACGAGTAGCCATCGGGGCAGGACTGACCGGCCGGACCGGGCGGGCCCTGCTCGCCCTGCTCACCGCGGGGCCCTTGCTCTCCGCGCTCACCCTGCGGCCCAGGCGGTCCCTGCGTGCCAGCGGGACCGGGCGGGCCTTGCTGCCCGTCGGCGCCCGGCTCACCATCCGCGCCGTCCGTACCGTCCGTGCCGGGCTCACCCGGTGCGCCACTCGCCCCCGGCCTGCCCGGCTTGCCTTGCTCACCGGCCGGGCCAGGCGGACCGGGTATCGGCACCGGCACCTCGGCACGCTGCGGCAGATCATCCACCGCCCGCTCCGGATCCGGCGCCGCCGGCGTATCCCCCCGCGCCTCGATCTGCGCCCGCAACACCCGCACGTCCCCGGCGAGCGTCGACACGGCGTCGCCGCGGCGGTTCGCCTCGGTGATCGCCTCCTCCGCCTCGCTGATCGCCTGCTCGCGTGCCTGCCTCTCGGCGTCGACCTTCTGCCAGACGAGCACAACCGCGCTCGACAGGATGAACAGCGCCGCGACCACTGCGAGGCGTTGCCACTGCCGGGCGATGATCCCGGGGCGTCGGTGCGTCACTGGGTGTCCCCTCCCAGGGCGGCCAACTGCTCGCGCAGCTGCTGATTCTCGTTGGTCAGGGTGGCGATCTGCGCCTGCAGTCCGGCCTTGTCGGCGCGCTCGCGGGCGAGTTCGGCGTACGCGGCGGCGAGCAGCGTTTCGTTCTCCCGCAGCTTGTCCTCGACGCGCCCGACCTCTTTGCGCAGGTTGTCGACGAGCCCGCCGTACCCGGTCATCACGACGCCCGTGTGATTGGCGCGGGCGCTACTGCGCTGCCCGTGCCAGGAAGCAAGGCCGGTGATGACACCGACGACCAGGGTGACGAGCGCGCCGCTGACCACAGCGTCCACGGGCCGGGCCTTTCCGTAGTGCGGCCGTGTGCGCGGGTGGCGCGGCCCCTTCCGGGGCCGCGCTCCTTTCACACGCCGTCGTGCTGCCCGCGGTACGAAGCGACCGGAGAGATCGCCTCCTGCTTCGGGTACTCGGGCGGACGCGCCCACCCGAGCAGCAGACCGGCGAGCTTCTGCATCACGTCACCGCGGGCACGCTGCCCGAGCAGTTCAAGGACCCGGAACACCAGGTAGTAGGCGAGGGCGAGAACCACGGTCACGGCCCCGATGACGGCGGTCGAGTCGAACTCGATCCCGGCGCGGGCGGCGAGCATGAGCAGCCATCCGGCGACCACCGGGACGGCGGTGCGCATGAACGATACGAACAGAGCAGGCATGGCCGGCCCCTTCCTGTGAGGTGTCAGGCGACGACGGTGAACCCGTGCCGCGCTCCGAGCCGGCGCAGCGACGTTGCGCCGGGGATGCCGTCGGCGTCGCGGCCGCGGTAGCCGAGCCGCTGCTGCCACAGCGAGTAGGCGCTGCGGGTCGCGCTGCCCATGTGCCCGTCCGCGTACTGCCGGGCGAGCAGGCCCTCGGCGACGAGCGCGTCCTCGACGTACTCGGCGGCCGCGTAGCTGACGGGCGTACCGCGCTTCGGCGGGTCGCTCTTCGCCGCGGCGACGAGCTTCGACAGGTCGACCACGCGCTTCGGTGTCGTCTTGCCGGGCAGCTTGAGCGTCTGCCCCGCCCGGATCTTGTCCGGGTCCTTGATGCCGTTCAGCGACACGAGCGTGCTCACCGAGGTTCGGTGCGCGGCGGCGATCACCGACAGGGTGTCGCCCGACTGAACCTTGTACGAGCCGGACGCGCTGCCGGACGCCGCCGTGGTCTCGGGCGTGTACTTCGGCCGCCCGTACCCGGCGATCTCCGCCTCGGTCCGCACGCGCCTCGCACAGACGTTGGCGGTGTTGCCCTCGATCGTGTAGACGTGGCTGCCCGAGACGCCGGTGACGATGCCGACGTGGTCGATCTTGCCGATCTCGTTCGTGCCCGCCCAGTCGATGAACACGATGTCACCGCGCCGGATGCCCTTCGCCCCGGCGTGCCACTGGCCAGCCGTCTTGAACCGCTGCGCGTGCCACACGGTGTACGCGTAGTCCGTGCCGAACAGGACGCTGTCGCGCTCCCCGGCCTGCGTCGCCCAGTACGTGATCGCGGCGTTGCACCACGGGAAGTTGTACCGGAACGCGGCGCCGTTGCGGTCGGCGTACCAGCGCTGGATCGAGTTCGGCTCGCGCATACCGAGCGACTTCTCGGCCTGCGAGATCATCCCTTCGAGGCTCATGACTTCGCGCCCCCGCTCGGCTTCTCGTCGGCCGGCGCCGGGTCCGGCTGCTCGTCGGCGGGCTGCTCGTCGACCTGGTCGTCGTCCTCGGCGGGCGCGTCCGACCCCTGATAGGCGCCCGCCATGTCCGGCGTGCCGAACCGGTCGGCGAGCAGCTGCTGCTCGTCGTCGACGGTCGGCCCGTTCCCGGTGCGCGTGATGAGCCGCGCCTGCTCGATCTGATCCGGCCGGCCCTCGACCGGCCGCTCCGTGTCACCCATTTGTGAGACCCCTTCGTGGGCAAGAAAATCGCCCCGGCCGTCGGCTCGGGGCGTGTGATGGTGGCTGGGTCAGGCGGGCATGAGGACCTTCAGCGCCTCGACGACCCGGCGCGCGATGTACGCGTGACCGGCGTCGGTGGGGTGGACCCCGTCGCCGCCGATGTAGCCGGTCGCGTTCGCCGTGGTGATCCACGCGCCCTGGGTGTCGAGCAGCGTGCCCGCAGCGTTGCGGATCTGCCCACTGATGGGGGAGATGAACGGCAACCCTGCGGCAAGCGCGGCCGCTTGCAGGGTGGCGTCCGTGGTGGTGAGGGTGGACGTCGGCGAACCGAGCGGGGACCAGCAGCCCAGCACGTAGATCTCACCGCCCGGCACGACCTCGCTCTTGAGCGTGGCGTACAGCGACTCGGCTGCGGCCTGAATCGTCGGCTGATCGCCGCCGCTGTCGTTGTAGCCACCCCACACGACCAGCCGGTCAAAGTCGTACGGGGAGATGTCGCCCGCGACCCGGTTGGCGAACGTCGCGAACGAGCCCGGGGTGATGTAGCCGGTGCCGCCCCGGCACTGGTCCCACACGTCCGTGCAGCCGAGCAGCCGGCCCGCCCTGTACGTCCACGTACCGATACCCGCGCCGACGTTCTGGGACGAGCCGTCGGAGATCGAGTCGCCGAGGACACCCAGCCGGCCGCCGCGGCTGGTCGGCTTCCACGCGGTCGCGCCGGGCCCGAGGAACAGACCGCCGAACGGGAACGTCGTAAAGTCGAAGCGGATCCGCCGCGGCTTGGCCGACCCGAACGTGACCTGCAGCTCGTGTCGGGAGCCGACCGACGAGGCGCCGGTGAGCTGCGGCAGGTCGGTCACCGGGCGCCCATCGACGGTGAGCCTGTACTTCGTCGCCGAAGAGATGTACTTGAACTGAATGCCGAACACTGCGGCATCCGTCATGAACTCCATCGCCCAGTTCGACTGACCCGAGCTGTACGTGTTGGGGTACCGGCTTGTCGGCAGGTACAGCTCCGTGTCCGGGAACGACGCCCCGAACTGAAACGATCCCGCACCGAGGTACAGGAACGGCCCCGTGTCCGAAGTGATCTTGGCCTGCGCGCTGGGGATGGACGACGTGGATTGCGGGCCGTTCACCTGGACCGTCGGCGTGTCCGCGGTGAGGGTCTCGGCGAGCACCGGATCGGGTAGATCGCGACGCCGCCACGCCGCGGACCACCGCAGCTTCGTCGGCTGCGCTGAGTCGGTCACCAGCATCATGCCGTCGCTGGCCACCCCGACCCGGGACACCGTACCGGCCCCGGTCCCGGCGATGAGGTCTCCGGCCGTGGTAGCCGCGGTCGCGGCGCCCGCGTCGCGGGCCTCGACCCAGGCCCGTGAGGATCCGCCCGCGTCCGCCCACATTCCGGTCACACCGTCCGGGCCGAAGAACGCGGGCACCGCACCGTACTCGTCGGTGGTCACCTCCGTGATGGGGGTGCTGCCGTCGTCGAGCAGGTCGGTGTACTGGATGCCCTCGGTAGAGGCGTCCCAGAAGGTCACATTCACGCCCGCTCCGACGCTCCACAGGCCGTCGGAGGGCTGGACCACGAAGTCGGCGATACCGGCGCCGAAGCTGTAGCGTGCCACGTCAGTTCACCACCCAACTAGCGCTGCTCGTGAGGATGGCATCGCCGGTCGAGATGGCCGGGTGCTGCGTGAGCCACACCTGTCCCGGGCGTGCGCCGGTCTTCGCGTAGATCGTGAGTCGGCAGATCTTCAGCCCGCTGACGTAGCCGATCACGAAGCGGTCCCGGTTGGGGTGCCGGTAGGCGTCCGGGATCAGCACGGGCAGCCGGCTGTCGGTCGTGCCGCTGAATCCGCTCGCGGTCCGCACGAAGCTACCGAGCCGCAGGTGCACGTTGCCGTTGCGTTCTTCGATGATCGATTCGGTCTCGATGCTCCATGCCGACATCGGGTAGTTGACGACGATCACGCCGCTGTTCGAGTAGACGACGTTCCACATGGTGCCGTTCCACAGGATCAGGCGGCCGGTGTCGAGCTCGTACGCGGCCTCGCCGCGCCGTGGGGCCATCGGCCGCTGATCGGATGTGCACGGCCGGACCCGGGTGCCGACGTACTGCTCGGCGCGGGTGACGGTGACCGTCGTGGCGCCGGACGGCAGAGTGACCTTCGCGAGCGGGATCTCGTACACGCCCGTGTCGCCGTCGTCCTGCACGAGAGCGGGCGCCCCGGACCCGGGGGTGCCCTCGCGGACTGCGGCCCGCACGGTCCAGTCCGAGCGATCGAGGCGCAGCAAGACCCAGTCGACTCGGGTCGACCCGGAAGCGTTTGCCGAGATGGCCAGGGTGTCGCCGGTCGTACCGGAGTGCCAGGCGTGACCGCGGACGGACCCGTACACGTCGGCGAGGATGTCGACGGACAGTCCGACGCCGGCTGAGACGACTTCGCTGTCGTCCGGGTCGCCGTATATGCCGTCGTCGGAGAACCTCGCCGCGATCTTCTCGTACTCCAGATCGGTGACGTTCCGGGTGTTGTGGGTCGGTGACGGCCAGGAAGCCTGTGCCATCGTTACCTCGCTTCCAGTCTGCCGAGCCTGCGGCCCAGCTCTCGTACGAGACGTACGATCTGCGGATCGGATGTCGCCGAGGGGGATCCGACGAGCGACGTGACGTGCTCCCCGCTGCCGGGGGTGGCCTGCAGATGGATGGACCGCACGATGTCCGCCACTTCCAGACCCGTGGGCAGGGCCACCGTCACGCGGTCGCCGAGCCCGAAGTCGCGGCCGGCTTTCAGGTCGTCGGTGTCGACGGTGACCGTGGCGAGTTCGACTGGGGCGGCGCCGTCGGAGAGTGCTGCCGTGCCTTCCTGCGTGAGTTCGCCGGCGGTGTCGTCGTCGGCGCTGCCGCTGACGAGCTGCTCGACGCGCCACCAGGCGGCCGCCGCCGCGGCGTCGGCGATCTCGGTGAAGATTCGGTCGGCCGGGGCTTCGACCTCGGAGCCCTGCACCAGGGCGTGTGTGACCGCGGGTGCGCTCTGCTTGTAGGTGATGGAGCGCAGGTTGCCCAGTCCTTCGCTGAACCGAGCCGTGGCGGTGAGGTCGCGCGGCTGGTAGCAGCCGAACTTGATCTGCCCGCCGTCTTGGCGGGTGCGGAAACCGATCGCGCCGCCGTCGACAGCGACCCGGCGGCAGGTGGCGAGCAGGCCCTCGAAGCGGGTGTTCACCGTCGTCGTGGTGCCGACGCCGGCGACGTCGTCGAGGACGAGGTGCGGGATCTGTCGAGCCGCCAAAGCGCCGGGCCCGCAGTTCAGGTTGATCAGGGTTCGGATGATCGTCTCCGCGTTGGTGGCCGTGAGCGAATACGAGGCGGTGTCGGGCTGAGACGCCCATGCGGCCGCCGGGTCGGCCCACGTCAGGTACCCGGCAGGCACGGCCAGATCGTCGCTGAAGTTCACGGTCACCTGGCCCGGCGGCGCCTGGCCGTCGGAGCCGATGCCCCATGAGTAGTCCTGCGTAATCTCCATGGGTCCGGACGTCCAGACAGCCTTGTCGCGGATGACGACGAGCCGGTTCCCGGGCTGCAGTTGGGCCATCACGTACGGGTGCGCGACGAGTTGTACGGATCCGGTGGCCGGCTCGTTGAACCGGATCGTGGCGTCGAGCGACAGCCAGTCGTCGATCGGGTCGCCCTGCACGATCAAGTCTCCGTCTGTGACGAGCAGCTGAATGGCCACCGCGGGCACCTCCTCACGCGGTCTCGTACCGGGGGCGGAAGGTGAGATCGACCGCCGATCCGATTCCGGAGCCGTCGAGCTGGAACGACACATCGTTGTCGCCCGGGTCCAGCCCCCAGAGAACGGCGGCCGGCCAGTTCAGGGCCCCGACCCAGTTGGAGCCGTCCTCGTACCGGACCTGCGGAGGGTCGGTGCGCACCGTCACCTGCTCACCGGCGAGCAGGTTTCCGTGCCCCACAGCGGTCGGGTCCAGCTCGAACGACTCGCCTGTCCCCTCATGGGTGAAGGTCACCAAAGACGCCGGGCCGGTGATCGTCCACTCGGGCCACACCATCGTGTCGCCGGGATTGTGGACGGTCGTTGCCCCGAGCACCTGCGACGAGCTCACGGACGGGTACGGCATCAGGAAGTCTTCCCCGACGCCCTGCTCGCGGTGGACGACGATCGGCTGCGGGTCCACCCAGTACGGGTCCTCGCACCACAGGGTGAGCACGGCAGCATCCGAGACGATGCCGCTGCCCTTCTGCCCGCGCCCCTCGAAACCCTCCTGATAGAAGACACTGACCTGACGTCGCGTACCGTCCGGGCGGGCGACCTCCAGCACGCCCGGGGTACGCCGCCCGTCCGGCCCGAGGCGCAGCGTCCGCGTGAACGCGGTCGCCAGCTGCCGCCACCGGTCCACGAACTGCAGGTGCGTGTCGCCGTACACGTACAGCGGCCACACGACGGTGCGCGGCTGCGGCTGGACATGCCGCAGTCGTGCGCCGCCCCGCGGCTGCGCGTCAGTCGTGAGTGCGTACCGTGTGGCGCCGAGCCCGGACACTCCGTCTGCGAGGGTGAACCAGCCGGCCCCCTCGTCGGTGAGCGGCCATCTCTTGCCTGTGGGGTCGGTGTAGACGACGGTGGCGACACCGATCCCGGGGATCGGAACCGGTGTTCCTCCGCCCGGCTGCCCGGGACCGGGCGGGGCGATGACCGGCGCGGTAAACAGCGGCATCTAGTGAGGCCTCCCCACCCGAGTAAGGGCGTCCTGCCGACGCTGCAGCACTTCCAGGTCCTCGACGGTCATGTCGAGCGTGCGCGGATAGAAGTTGTACGTGTCGCCGGACCGCGGTTCGGCGAGCTGCCCGCGTGTTGCGGGGACCACCTGCCGGGCCGCCGCAGGAATCTGCGGAGGCCGGGACCGGGCCATGCTCTGCGTCATCGACGCGACGAGCTGCGCGCCGACCCGGCCGATCGACGTCCGGCTGTCGACGACCGCAGCGCCCGCGCCGGTCCGCATGAGCTCGGGCCCCTGCTCGCCGACCCAGAACGTTTCGCCCGGCCGGGGCCGGCCGCCGCCCGAGTAGCCGAGCAGCGGCTCGGGGTTGATCGTGCGGCCACCCTTGCGTGCCTCGAAGTGCAGGTGCGGTCCGGTCGTGTTGCCGGTGTTACCGACCGCGCCGATCCGCATGCCCTTCATGACCCGCTGCCCGGAGCGCACGGCCATCGACGACAGGTGCGCGTACATCGACGACAGGCCACCGTGCCTGATCGAGATGTGGTTGCCGTACGGCCCGCCGCTGAGCGCGGACTGCACGATGCCGTTCGCGGCCGCGCGGACCGCGGTGCCGGTCGGCGCGGGGAAGTCGGTGCCGGTGTGGTAGCCGGACGACCACATGCGGCCGCGGACGCCGTACCGGGTGCCGAGCCCTGCGGACACCGGGCGCGCCCAGGACCCGCCGCCCCCGCCGTCGTCGCCGCCGAAGAAGCTGGTCGCGGCCTTGACGATCTTGTCTTTCAGACCGCCGAGCATCTTCCCCGGCACCCGCGCGAGGGTCTGCGCCCACGTCGAGGCGCCGATCTCCTTGACCTTGTCCCGGATGAACCCGGTGGCCTTCTGCCACATCTTCCCCGGGTCCGACAGGAAGTCGGCCGCGTCCATGACGACCCCGCCGACCTTCTTCGCCGCCCCCGACAGCCAGTCGCCGACGCCGCCGAGAACGCCGCCGTCCTCCATGAGGCGGGTGCCGGCCGCCGCATGCAGGGCGAGCGCCCTGCTGCGGTACTTCGGATCGGTCGGGATCACGAACTCCGGGTACGCCGGGTTCCCTTCGCCGACGATCGCCGTCGGCCGGTTCGTCACCATCGGCCGGGCCGGTCCCCACCCGTCGCCGACCGTGCCGCCGGCGGCGAGCATCTTCGGCGCCGCGGGCAGCTTGCCGAGTCCGACGAACCCGGCGACCTTGTCCCACACCGCCTTGATGCCCTTGGTGTAGACCCACTCGATAATGAAGTTCACGGGCTTCTTCGCGATCCCGCTGACCTTGTCCCAGGCTTTGCCGATCGCCGTCTTCGCGACCTCGAAAGCGTCGCCGACCAGGGCGACCGCCTTCTTCACGTTGTCGAACGCGGGGCGGATCGCCTTGTCGTACAGCCACGACGCCTTGTCGCCGATCCAGCCGAACACGGGCTGTACGGCGTTCTTCCACAGCCATGACGCCTTGTCGCCGACAGCCTGAACGCCGAGCTTGATCAGGTCGAACGCAGGCTTGATCCAGCTCGACCACAGGCTCTTGGCCTTGTCGCCGATCCACCCGAACACCGGGCTGAAGACGCTCGTCCACAGCCACGACGCGACCGCGCCCACACCCCGGATGATCAGCATGATGCTGTCGAACGCGGGCCGGATCGCTTTCCCGTACAGCCATCCCGCGCCCGCGCCGATCGCCGTGAACACGGGGGAAAGGACCGTGCCCCACAGCCATGTAGCGATCGCGCCGATCGCCTTGAACGCGATCACGAACGGGACGATCAGCACCGTCGCGACGATCGCGAACAGGATCTTCGCGCCGAACCCGATCGCGGAGAACACTGGCGAGAGGATCGTTCCCCAGAGCCACGACGCCGCGGTGCCGATCGCCGTCAGCCCGACCATGAGTCCGTCGAACCCGGGCTTCAGGGCGTTGGTCCACAGGACGTCCCAGCCCGCTTTGATGCCCGCCCACGCGGTCTGCACGATCGCCCGGAACGTGTCGCTCTTTTGGTAGGCGACGACGAGCAGGGCGACGAACGCGGCGATACCCACGGCGATCAGCGCGATCGGGTTCGCGGCCATCACCGCGTTGAACACGCCCTGCACCACCGTGTACGCGCGGGTCGCCGCGGACGCCGCAAGGATCGCCCCCCGGTAGATCGAGAACACGGCGGCCGTCGCCGCCGTAGCGATCGCGTTCGCGGACAGCACGAGCGTCAGACCGCCGACCAGGACACCGAGCGGGATGAGCCACGCCCCGTACTCCTTCAGCCACCCGACCGTGCCGGAGAACGCGGAACCGACACTCTTCACCGCGGGCACCAGCACGCCCACGGCTGCACCGCCGACCCGCTGTAGCGGCGGCAGCACGTCGGTCAGCAGCGACGAGCCGAACCGTCCGAACGCCGGCAGCACGTACGTGTCGGCGAAGTTCGCGAGGCCCTGCAGCGCCTGCCGCTTGAACACCTCGAAGTCGTTCGTCGCGGTGTCGTGCAGGGTCTTGCCCATCTTGTCCGCCGCGCCGCCGACCTCCCCGAGACCGGCCGCCGCCGTCGACGGGTCCATCGCGAACAGGGCCGCGCCGAGGTCCTCGGACTGCGTGCCGAACAGGGCGACCGCCGCGGCGTTCTGCTTCACCGGGTCCTTGATGCCGCGCAGCTTGTCGAGGGTCAGGTCGAGCACGCCGTTCGCCGCGCTGCCGCCCTTCGCGAACTTCGTCGCCATGTCGTCGGCCGACAGCCCCAGCATCTTGAAGCCTTCGGCGCTGGTCTCGGATCCGTCGATCGCCCGGATCGAAAATTCCTTGATCGCGTCGGCGGCGATGTCGCCGTCACGAGCACCCGCGGCCAGTGCCTGAGTGATCAGCCCGACCGCTGTCGCGCCGTCGAGCCCGGCCTTGCGGAACTGCGTGCCGTACTCGTTCAGGGTGTCGAGGAAATCCTCGCTCTTGTCAGCACCCTTCTGGAACCCGAGCGTGATCAGATCGAACGCTTCCGTGCCGTTCTTCGCGAGCCCGGTCTTCATCATCTGCCCGGCAGCCCGCGCGGCCTCGGTGACGCCGACGTCGAACGTCTCCGCCAAGTTCAGCGCCGACTTGGACAGCGTGACGAGATCCTTCTTTGGCGCGTTGACCGCCGCGACCCCGTTCTGCGCCAACCCCCTCAGCGCCTCGTTCACCTGGTCGATGCTCTCGCCGTAGCCCTTGCCGAACACCGACCCGGCGACCTTGCCCAGCCGGGCCGACTCCTTCTCGGTGAGCCCGAGCTGCGCGCCCAACTTCGCGTTGCTCTTGTCCTGCGCGGCCGCCTCGGCGAACCCGACCGCGAACGCGACGCCGGCCGCCGCGGCGACACCGGCGACGCCGGCCTTCAGCACGCCGCCGATTCCGCCGAGGAAACCGCGGCCGGACTCCTGCCCCGCCGCGGTCCCCGCCTGCTCAGCCTCGCCGGACAGCTGCTGATCGAGCAGCCGGCCGAACCCTCGGGTCTCGGGCACGATGCTGACGTATCCGACACCGACCTCGACCGGCACGCGGATCACCTCTCCCCGGGCAGTACCTGCCTCTTGATGTGCTCGAACGCCTCGCGTGCACGGGCCCGCTTCACCTCGGGGTCCGCGGGCGGGTCGGGCAGCGGATCACCGGGCCGCCACGACGGCTCTGGCCACGGCTGCGCAGGCGTGTTCTCGGCACGGTTGGCGTTGCAGAACGCGACGAACAGCAGCTCGAGCAGATCCCGCGTGTCCGCACGGTGGTAGTCGCCTGCCTGCCAGTGGTGCCCGGCCGCCGCACGGGCGGACGCCCCATCAGGCGGCAGGCCCTCGACCAGGACCCGCAGCATCCGCAGCGTGATCTCGCCCCGCCAGTACGCCGCCAGCGGCCCACCGGGGCCATGCCCGGGATAGTGGTGAGCGAGGTCGGCCTCGACCGCCTCGGGATGGTCGCCCAGGACGTCGAGAACGCTGTACGTGACGAGCTGCTGCTCGTCGCCCTGGTCGTCGTCTACCGCCTCGGCGGACGGTGCTTTCCCACCGTGTCCTGCGCCTCGCTACGCGCCGCCATGTAGACGAGCATCAGCCCGTTCGCGTCGCCGCCGGACTTCACGTAGTCGTCCCACTGGTCGCCAAGCAGCACGCGCGCCTTGCCGAGGTCGCCGGCCGCTGCTTCGAGCCGCTCGTTCGTGTCGTCGTCGGCGAACAGCGGGTGCGGGAACGTCCACACCTTCCCGTCGTCGGTCTCGACTTCGACCTGCTCGCCGCCGACCGCTTCGGCGTACGACGCCTTGACCTGAGACAGCTTGAACCGAGACTTGTTGGGCTTGCTCATGATCGTGCCTTTCTTGGGTGAGTTCGGGTGAGTACGTCAAGGGCGGGAGACGGCGGTACTCACCCAAGACCGCCGGCCCCCGCCCGCTCAGAGGGGGACGGGTCAGGGAGTGGCCAGGCCGCGCCAGCCGACGCCGTCGACCCAGTTACGGCACGACGTGCCGTAATCGCTGTCGCGGTAGGCGGTGACCGTGAGCGGCCGCTGCGTCTCCGCGCTGCGGGCCCACTGCTCGTTGTCCGTCGACGTGACCAGCGCCCGCGGGAAGAACTTCACGACGTAGATCTCTCCGCCGTCGTCGGTGTAGTCCAGACCGATGAACAGCAACCTGCGGTAGCGCTTCGCCGGGGTCGAGTCCCGGTCCCACTCCCACGCCGTCCCGACCGCCGGCAGAGCGCCGGTTCCGGCGAGCGGAAGGTTCCCGTACAGGGCCACGGTGACGGGGTTCGTCTCCTGCGGGGAGAACTGCGCCGTGATCACGTCCGACTCGATGTCGGACCGGGTCGGCTCGACCGACTGCGACGACGTCACGTCCGTCATGGACAGGTCCGACGCGAACGTCAGCCCGTCGTCAGTCGTGTACCCGACCGGCAGGTACTCGGCAGGGATCGCCGCGAGCGACCCGTCGAGCTCGGTGAACGGGGCCGTGATCGCGGCCGCGGAGTAGTCGGCCGCGAACACGGCCTGGACCAATTGCTTGCGGATCAGTTCCGTCCGCAGCCCGGTCTCGATGGGTGTCGACATGCTGGGTCCTTCCAAAGCGAGAGCCCCCGGGCCGGGGCGGCGCGGGGGCGGGCTGTCAGATGAGCCGTGTCAGGTCAGGCGCTTGCCACGGATCGACACCTCGACGGCGAACGCGTACCGCGGCGCGGCGGTTTCGGCGTCGGGCAGGTAGTTCGGCCCGCCGACCTCGGCGACGTCGTACGCGACCGCGCCACGCCAGCCGGGCACCGCGAGCGCGAGCGCCCGGATTACCTTGACCAGGTCGGCCGCCTTCTCCTCGGTGTCGCCCCAGCAGTGCACATCGAGGCGGGGCCGGTCGGTGATCCGGTCGAGCCGGGCACCGCCGATCCGCTCGACGCGCACGAACCGCGGCGGTCGCGGTGACGGAACGCGGGTGCCGACCGGCACCGGGTCGCCCCGGGCCGTCATCGTCTCCCGCAGGTACCGGGCGAAGATCTCGACACTGTCGGGGAATTCGACCGCCTCAACCATCGCCGCCGTCCTCGCGGGCCGCGTCCAGACTGGCGAGCAGCGCCCGCCGCGACACTTCGAGATCGCCGGTCGAGTAGTCGCCGATCACCGCGCCGCGTACCCGCTTGTCGCCGGTCTCGACGTCCGTACGGAACTGCCCGTCCGCCTCACTCGCGGCCGCTGCGGATCGTGCGGCAGCACGCGTCTTCCGCTCGATCAGATCGCGGGTGCCATCGCTCTTGAGGAACGAGACGATGCCGGCCCGGTTCGGCCGCACCCGGAAACCCCCACGGGCCATACGATCACCCCTCCACAGACTTCAGCCGGATCTCGTAGTGATGCAGCTCGCTCGGCGTGTACGCCGGACCGGCCGGACCGATCACCTCGAACTGCTGCCCGTTCCAGTGCACTCGGGCGTTCCCGAACACGGTGAGCGGATCCCCGGCCGTCGTGTACGGGTTGCACAGCATCAGCCACTCGCCGATCTGCGCGTCACGCTGGTCGGTGTCCTCGGCGCCGGTGTTCTGCTGCAGCCACGCCGCGACGTCGTGGTGCGTCGACGCCGTCCAGTCGACGACTTCGTTTCCGTACCGGTCTGTCGACGTGCCCGGGTTCTCGACGTCGACCAGGTGCGGCAGCAGGTCGTCGGCGATCACGGCCACCCCCACGAGCCAGCCGGGTCCTCAACCCACCCGCGCGTCCCCGGATTGAGGTCGAGCGAATAGGCGGCGTCCGCATCCGGGTCGAGGACCTCGGGCGGCGACAGCTGCTCGATCTCCGCGTCGGTCAGGTACAGGCCGCCAGCCTCGCCGAGCGTCTCGGCGTACTGCCCGATGGTGCGCTGACGGTACCCGCCGGGGTTGGCCATCACCCGGCGGGTCACCGCGACCGCGATCGCCGTGAGCGTGTCCTCGTCCGGCGTGTAGCCGTCCGGGATGTGCCGGCGCATCAGGGCCGACGCGTCCGCGAGGTACGCCTCGACCTGCGCCCGCCGCGCGCTGCCGACGGCGAGCGTGACGGCGGCGCGTGCTTCGTAGTCCTCGACCGTCGCGTACGCCGCCATCCCGCTACTCCTCCCGCTCGATCACGCCGCGCTCTTCGAGCAGGGCGACGATGTCGTCGCGGCTCGCGTCCTCGTCGACCTCGACGTCGTGCTGCTCGGCGAACGCCTTCCACGCCTCGACCCCGGAGCCACGACCGGACCGCGGCGGCGCCTCGACGTCGTCCTGCCCGCCGCCGCCCGGGTCCTGCTCGGACTCGACGACCTGGTCGCTGTCGTCGTCCGCCCACGCGTGTTCGCCGATTCGCTTGGCGACGTCCGCGGGCACCTTGTCGCCGGGCCCGTACGCGACCCCGCCGACGTGCACATACGCGATCAGCCTGCGCTCGCTCATGCCAGCACCTGCGCCTTCAGCGTCAGGTTCGGCTCACGCAGAACCGGCAGACCGACCGCGGCCCCGTGAGTCCAGACCCTGACCGGGTCCTTCGTCTTCCACTGCGCGGCCACGATGCCGGGCTGCTCGCCCGCCTGCAGCCCGTACTCCTCCTCGAGGGACTCGGCGGTCGTGCCGAGCAGGGTCGCCCCGAGGTCGGTCGGTGCGCCCGCCGTCGTCGCGCCCGGCTCGGGCAGCATCACGATCGAGTTGCCCGGAGTGATACGGGTGGCGACGCCGTCGACCTTCACCCGTGCGTCGTACGTCTCGATCGCCGGCAGGTTCAGCGACCGCAGGATCGAGTTGACCTGCTCGCCGTTGAGCATCGGCGCCGTGCCAGCCGGAGCCAGCGGGTACGCCTGCCTGATCATCTGCTCGCACATCGCGAGGTTCTCGACGACCGCCGTCGGGGCGAGGATCACGGCCGGGGTCTCCCCGTTGGTGTCCTCGTAGGTGTTCTTCCACGCCCGGAGGTCGTTGATCGGGGTGGCGTTCGCGTGATCCGTCCACAGGATCGCGGCGACGACGGAGTGCGTGCTGAGCCTTCCGAAGTCGACGGTGGTCTGCAGCTCGGGCACCTCGGCCGTGGCGTTCACGAGCGCACTGCCGCGGGCGACCTCGAACCGCGCGCTGATGTTCCGGGCGATGCGCTGCGCGTCCCGGGCGATGAACGGCAGCGCGTCCTCGCGCTTGTTGGTCCGCATACGCAGCCGGTCGTACTCGTTCAGCGGGATCTTCTCGGAGATGGGCGGCAGTTCACCCATGACCTTGCCGATCCCCTCACGGCGGCCGATCTTCGACTCGGCGTCCCACGCCCGGTACGACGCGGTCTCGGCGAGCCCGCCGCCGCCCTTGACGAACTCGTACACGATGTCGTCGACCTCGACGTTCGGCAGCCACCGCGACAGGGTGAAGCGGTTCACCTGCAGATCGGCGAGCGCTGCACGGATCAGTCCCGTGAGCTGCGTCGGCTCGATGAATTCGGTGTTCAGTACCCAGCTCATCTAGGTCACTCCCTCTCAAACGAACCGGATCGAACCGGCGACGTCCGTCTTACCGGCGGCGTCGACGGCACCCAGCGGCAGACGCGACTCGCGCACCTTGCCGTGCGTGAGCATCGCCCCCGCCGGGTCCACCGTGTCCACGTCCGGAGCCCCGACCGCGGCGTACAGGAACCCGACGAGCGTTTCGCGCCCGTCGACCGCCGCCCCGTCGTACGGGCCGTACTTCCCTCCGGCCGTGATCTGCCCGAGCGGCAGTCCCGACTTGAAGTAGCCGTCCGGGTAGTGCGTGCCGGCCGTGAACGTGCTGGTGTCGAGCACGATCGTCTCGGTCGCCTGCGTGCCGTGCTCGCTCCCGAGCCACGACTGATCGTCGGATCCGAACGTCTCGGTCCGCTGGTTGAGGTTCATCGTTGTCCCTCCCGGGATCAGGTCTTGTTGTCGCCGCCGCCGAGTAGCGACTTGTAAAGGTCAGCGCCCTCGGCGAGCGTGCCGCCCTTGCCGCTGCCGCCGCGCCGCCGCGTGCCCTGGTAGCCCCCGCCGGGCCGGCGGCGCGTGTCGCCCCCGCCGCCCTGGTCGCCGTCTCCGTCGTCGTCCTTGCCGGACTTCGGGGCGAGCCGGTCGATCAGCTTCGCGAGCCCGTCCTCGTCGACGTCACCGTTCGCGTCGATGTACTTCGACAGGTTCACGTCCTCGACCACGTCGGCCGGGTTCTCCAGCCGACCGGACGCGCTGGCGAGAAAGATCTGCCGGGCGAGTGCGGCCGCGCCGCGCGAGCGCTCCTCGGCTACCGCCTTCTTGACCGCCTCGGCGATCGCCTTCTCGCTCTCAGTGGCGTTCGCGGCCCTGAGCTCTTCCAGCTCCTTCGCGGCGGCGGAGTTCTCCTTGGCGCGTTCCTCATGCTTACGCGCGAGCCCCTTCCACTTCTCGGCCTCCGAATCACCCTTGCCCTTGTCGGACTTGTCGTCGGTGCCGTCGCCCTTGTCGGACTTGTCGGCGTCGCCTTTGCCGCCCTCATCGCCGCCGCTGTCGCCGCCGCCGTCCGCGTAGAGCGGCGAGAACGGAGTGAGCGGGTACGGGTGCGACCAGCCGGACGACTGGATACCGGGCAGGGTGCGAAGTGCTGCGCGCATGGTGGTGTCTCCCGTGTCGGGTGGGTGAGCGTGGGTGCGCCGTGTCGGCGCCGTTCGTCACGCGGCCGGAATGTCGTCCGGGCCCGTGAAGCCGTGCTTCCGCGCAGCGAGCAGCGGCCCGTACTCGCCGTGCTCGCGCGTGATGATGACCTTGCGGTAGTCCGGCGCCCGGCCGCCGCGGTCGGATTCCCCGACGTCGCGGGCGATCGCGGCGTGCGCCTCTTTGAGCAGATCCTCGTCGATGACGTGCCCCGGGTCGCGGTCGCCCGGCAGCGGCTCCGGCTTGCAGTTGCAGCCCGGATGGATCGGCATCAGGTTCTCGACCCGGTACCGCTGCGTCGACGCGATCGTGCACAGCGCGCAGTTCTTCGACCCCGACAGACGCCGGCGGAAGAACCGCGCCCGGCCGCCGCGGGTCATCGACTCCCGCGCGGCGTGCGTCCGGGCCAGCTGCAGATCGGTCTCGGTGATGGACAGCAGCCGGGTCCGGCCCTGCCCGACCGCGTCGGTGAACGTGTGGCCGGCCGCGAGCGCCGAGTACATCGTGACGAACGGCCGGTGATACACCTCCTCGGGCGGCACCCCGCGCAGCGCTTCGTCGAGCTGCACACCGACCGGCGCTGCCGCGCCGCCGATCATGTCGGCGATCATCGCGGCGAGATAGGCGTCGGTGATCTGTCCCATCTGCTGCTGCGTCGCGAGGACGATCGGCAGAACCCGCTCCATGAACCGGGCGGCGTCCGCGTCGCGGTACTCGCCGAGCCCGTCGAACGCGGAGAGGACGAACGAGATCAGCCGGTCCCGCAGGCTGCCCGACAGGGCGTCGTACCGTTCGGCGAGAGCCTGCTGCAGCGCCTCACCCACCGACCACACCGCCCGCCGCGCCCTCGTCGTCGGGCAGGTTGCCCGCCGTCGGTGCCGTACCCGGGGCGGGCAGCAGCGAAGCGGCGAGCAGCGCCTGCGCCGCCGCGCCGCTCGTGATCCGCCGCACCATCGCCGGTGTCTCGTCGAGCGCCTCGGCGATGACGTCCAGCGGATAGCCGATCGCCTTGTACTTCGAGGCGGCGTCCGCCTTCGCGGCGAGAGTGACGTGCGCCGGGTTCGCCCACCGCACCTCCGCCTCGGTGTAGTCCTCGGGCACCCCGGCCTGCGCCGCGGCGAGCTCGAACACCTTCTCCAGACCCTCGCCGAACGAGGCGATGTGCTCGCGCACCTTGGCGACATGCAGGATGTCGAGCGCGCCGATCGTGTCCGCCCCGATGTTGATCAGGTCCGATGCGTAGTAGTACGCCGGGGTCTGGCTGATGATCAGCATGTCGCGCACGTCGGACGCGTGTTCCTTCAGGAACCCGGTCAGGTCGGTTGCGTCGAGTTGCCCGAACTTCGTCTCCGTGCCTTCAGACGCCCACACCGCGGACGGCGACGGGATGAACGGCTGGTCGAGCAGCGTGATCTCGCCCGTCACCGGGTCTGTCTTCTTGCGGAACTTGTGCCCCGTCACGTACTTCTGCCGCCACCCGGAGTACCGGGAGCCGGCCATGCGGTTCAGTACGCCGAGATTCGCGCGGTCCTGAATGTCCATGACGCACGCGAACTCGGGCTCGGGGTCCTCGCCGAGGTCGGGCATGCGGGCGAACTCGACGAGCGGCAGCGCGCCGAGGTCGTGCCGCGTGCCGTCGTCTTCGGGCTCCCACGAGTCCGGGCCCCACGGCAGCCGGGCCGTGCTGCGGTTCTTCGTCTTGTAGGCGTACCGCTCGTCATCGAACAGCACGACCGCATAGCCGTACCCGTCGATATCGGAGTGCCACGCCTTCAACCCCACCATGGGCTCCCCGGTCTCGGGGTCGTACTCGACGATGCACTCGCTCGGGTGCTCCGGCGTGATCAGCGGCGACGGGCGCCCGTTCGGCTCGACCCGCGTCGGGTGATCGCCGACGAGCATGTACCCGGTGCTCTGCGACATGGCCGTACGCCACACCAACTTCTGCCGGGAGTCGAGCCGGTTCATCTGCCACCACCGCGAAGCGAGAACGTCGGGCTCGCCGTCCGGGCCCGTGACGCCCATCGCGGTCAGCCGGTGCACGGACGCGTTCGCGATCAGCCCGCAGAAGTTGGTGCGCGCCTTCCGCTGGAAGTCGAGGAACGCCTGCTCGGCGTTCTTCGGCAGCATCGGCAGGGGCGGCCGGCCGCGGTAGTAACGCCACCACTCTTCGAGGATCCCCTGCCTCTTGCGCAGCTTCCGCCCGAGACGCAGCAGCCAGAAGTCGGGGTTGTCGAGCTCTGGCGTTTCGTCGAGCATGTCGCCCCCTCTCGGGCTCGTCAGAACGTGAACCCGCCCATCGCCTCTTCCTCGACGGCGAGCCCCTGCGCGATCGCGTCGAGCCGGCACTGCCAGGCGAGGACCGCGGCGATCGCGGCGTCGATCTTGTTCGGGGAGTCCGGGTTCTCCTTCATGATCTGAATCCCGGTGCGGGTCTTACGGCGCCGCGCGTTGAGTAGGTGCCGAACCAGCGCCGACGATCCGTCGTGCGTCAGCTCGCCCTCGACGAGCGCGGTATGGAACTTCTCCAGCGCGCGGACGATCAGCGTCGACCGGCCGCCGGTCATCCACCACTCGATGGGGTGCTGCCGGGTCGACTTCACTTTCAGCCGCGGCCCGTACGCCGCTTCCCAGTCGGCCACGTGGCTTTCCCACTTGGCCGGGTCGGCGTACCAGCCGACCACGTCATAGGTGTCGAACACCTCGTGCACCCGCGCGAGGACCTCGACGACCGGCACCTGCCAGCCCTCTTTCGGGTCCTCCGTCGACGGCTTCCACCCCTTCGGCTGCTCCCACACACCGAGCTCGAACAGGTGCCCGTCAGACAGTCGGCAGCCGATCAGCGCGGTCGCGTCCGTCACGCCGCGAGACCTCTTGCGGCTGCCGTCGAACCCGAGCACGATCCGCTCGCCCGGCTCCACCCGCTTGCCGACATCGGACGTGGCGCGCACCTCGGGCCCGGTCACCCACGCATCCGACGCGTGCGTGATCTGGTTCAGGAAGTCGGCCCGCAGATCCTGCGGCTCGTTCGACGTGTCCCAGAACGCGCCGGTGATCCCCTCGATCGGCGACCAGCCCGGCGCACACGGCGGGTCGTGCAGCACACACCCGTCGGGATGATCGCTGCTGTCGCCGTACGCGTACCGCAGCCCGGCGACGAGCGACCGCTCGTCGGTCATGTCCGTCTCGGGCGGCGCCTCCCGGTGGTCGACCAGGATCCCGCGCGCCCGCGACCGGCCCTCGAGGATCGCCTGATAGTCCGCCGCCGAGTTCTCCGCGACGGACCCCTCGCCCGGCGTGAACGCGTTCGGCGTCTCGATGATGCTGCCGCCGAGCTTCGTCGCGTTGAACCGCAGCACCTTCGCAAGCCGGACCCCGCCGTTCGAGACCTTCCACTCCTCGGTCTGGTCGAGCGACGCGAAGCACGCCGGGTCACCCTTCACCGACGTGGCCGACGACGTGATCGGAGTGATCTCCCCGCGCGGCAGATAGATCACCGTGTCGAGGACGTCGAGACCGTAGTCAGTCGACAGCGACCGGCCGCGCGCCATCTCCAGCAACGGCGTCCACGTGTTGTCGGTCTGCTGCTCGGTCACCGCGGCGATACGCACGAGCGGCGTCCGGATCGAATGCCACGGCCGGCCGATCGGCTCGCCGTACGCGTCCCACCCGTCCGGGACGACGTCGGCGCACGCCTCGGCGAGCGCGATCGCCCCGACGAACGGGGACTTGCCCCACCCGCGGGGGCGGGAGAGCAGCGCCCGGTGAATGGCCCGTTTCCCGGTGACCGGGTGCAGCTCGTAGT